CAGCGTGGAAACCCTGAAAGCCGGGAAACTGTATATCGATTACGACTACACCCCCGTCCCGCCGCTGGAAAACCTGACCCTGCGCCAGCGCATCACCGATACCTATCTGGCGAACCTGTCAGACTCGGTCAACAGCTAAGGAGCTCAGAGCATGGCGTTACCACGCAAACTGAAATACCTGAACATGTTTAACGACGGCCTCAGCTACATGGGCGTTGTTGAATCCGTCACCCTGCCAAAGCTGACCCGTAAGCTTGAGAAATACCGTGGCGGCGGGATGCCCGGCTCGGTGTCGATTGACCTCGGTCTCGATGACGACGCGCTGTCGCTTGAGTGGACGCTCGGCGGTCTGCCTGACGTCGAGCTGTGGGCGCAGTATGCGTCACCGGGTGCGGATAGTGTGCCGCTGCGCTTCACCGGCTCATTCCAGCGCGACGACACCGGCGCAATTTCCGCCGTTGAGGTGGTCATGCGTGGCCGTCACAAAGAGTATGACGGCGGCGAAAACAAGCAGGGCGAGAGCGGTACGACCAAAATCGCGACCGAGTGCTCGTATTACCAGCTCACGATTGACGGCAAAGAGGTCATCGAGATTGACGTCATCAACATGGTGATGAAAGTCGACGGCGTCGACCGTCTGGCAGAACACCGTAAGGCGATTGGCCTGTAACACCTTAACCGGTCAGTCAGGCTGGCCGGTCACTTAACTTTGACGAGAGCAACATCATGGAAAACATCCACGAAATCAACGAAACCGAAAACTCAAACATTGTGATCCTCGATAACCCTGTTATGCGCGGTGAACAGAAAATCGAGCAGGTCACGGTCACAAAACCCAACGCGGGAACCCTGCGCGGTGTGAGTCTGGCCTCGCTGGCAAACTCAGACGTTGACGCGCTGATTAAAGTGCTGCCGCGTATGACGTACCCGGCACTCACCGAGCATGAGGTCATGCGTCTGGAAGCGTCAGACCTGATTTTGTTCGCCGGTAAGGTGGTTGGTTTTTTGTCACCATCTTCGGCTCGCTGACATTCCCCGATAACCTTTCGGTCGATGACCTGATGGCGGATATCGCGGTGATTTTTCACTGGCCGCCATCAGAGCTTTATTCACTGAGCGTGACCGAGCTCATCACATGGCGCGACAAGGCGCTGCAGCGAAGCGGAAACCACTATGAGCAATAACGTCAGACTTGAGGTGCTGCTTAACGCAGTTGACCGGGCAAGCCGACCGCTCAAAGCTATCCAGACTGCCAGCAAGACCCTTGCCGGCGATATCCGCACTTCTCAAAACAGCCTGCGTGATCTGAATGCGCAGGCGTCCCGAATTGACGGATTCAGGAAAGCGAGCGCACAGCTTGCCGTGACAGGTCAGTCGCTGACCAAAGCGAAACAGGAGGCCGCCGCGCTGGCCGTCCAGTTTAAAAACACGGAAAACCCCACGAAAGCACAGGCGCGGGCAATGGAGGTGGCAAAGAAATCCGCCGCTGACCTGCAGCTCAAATACAACAGCCTCAGGCAGTCGGTGCAGCGCCAGCGCACCGAGCTCGCGCAGGCCGGGATCAATACCCGCACGCTATCGGCGGATGAGCGCCGCCTGAAAACCAGCATCAGTGAGACAACCGCGCAGCTTAACCGGCAACGTAATGCACTGGCGCGCGTCAGCCAGCAACAGGCCAGACTCAGCGCCGTAAAAAGTCGACATGAAACCGGGCAAAAGCTCGCCGCCGGTGCACGAAATGCCGGGATGGTGGGCGTCGGGGTGGCGACTTCCGGGCTTTATGGCGTATCACGCTTTATTGCACCGGGTATCGGTTTCGATAAACAGATGTCAGGCACGCAGGCGATCCTCGGACTTGATAAGGGCGATGATAAGCTCGCGGCTATTCGTCAACAGGCGCGAGATATCGGTGCGACAACCGCCTTTTCGCCGGGTGATGTTGCGCGCACGCAGACCACGCTCGCACGCTCGGGCTATGACGCCGATGACGTGCTGGCCGCGACCGGGTCGACCGTAAACCTGAGCCTCGCGGCCGACGTGGATATCGCAGAAGCCGCCGACATTATTACTAACATGCAGTCGGCATTTAACCTGCCGACCACTGAAATTGAACGCGTCGCGGATGTGATGACGAAAGGCTTTACGTCATCAAACACCGGTCTCGTCGAACTGGGTGAGGCGATGAAGTATGTCGCACCTATCGCGGAGGCTGCAGGGGCGAGTATTGAAGATACAACCGCCATGCTCGGTATTCTGGCCGATAACGGGATTAAGGGCTCAATGGCCGGGACCGGTGCAAGCGCCATTTTCAACCGCCTGCAGGCACCTATGGGTAAGGCTGTTGAGGCTATTTCAGAATTAGGCGTGAAAACCCGAGACTCAAAAGGGAACATGCTGCCGGTCGAGAAAATCCTCAAAGCGATCCACAAATCCTTTGAGAAAAATAAGCTCGGCACCGCAGAGCAGGGCGAATATCTGAAAGTGATTTTCGGCGAGGAAGCCATGAAGGGCGCGATCAAGCTTGTCGCCGCCGCCGGTGATGGCTCACTCGATAAGAAACGCCAGACAATCCGTGATTCTAAAGGCACGACCGAGCTCATTGCGAAAATACAGACGGACAACCTCGACGGCGATCTGAAAAACCTGCAGTCAGCATGGGAAGACCTGCAGATTGAGGTATTCGACAAAGAAAACTCAGCACTGCGCCGCCTGACGGTTTCCGCGACTGAGTGGCTTGGTAAGGTTTCAGCCTGGGCGAAAGCTAACCCTCAACTGACACAAACCCTGTTTAGCCTTGTCGCCGGTGGGCTGGCGCTGATTGGTGTGCTCGGCGGGATTGGCCTGATTGCATGGCCTGTTATCACAGGGATAAATGCGATTATTACGGCAGCAAGTTTTCTTGGTACAACGCTGGCCGCAATGGGTACTGCCATTGTCTCTGTGCTCGGTGCTATTACGTGGCCGGTTGTAGCCGTGGTTGCGGCATTTGTGGCCGGGGCGCTCCTGATACGTAAATACTGGGAGCCCATCAGCGCATTCTTCTCTGGAGTGGTAGAGGGATTAAAATCGGCGTTTGCGCCGGTGGCGGAAATATTTGCCCCGCTCGCGCCGGTGTTTGATTCTTTCATGGATAAATTGCGCGGCGTCTGGCAGTGGTTTAAAGACCTGATAGCGCCGGTTAAGGCCACGCAGGAGACGCTCGACAGATGCAAAAATGCGGGGGTGATGTTCGGTAAACTGCTGGCCGCCGGGCTGATGTTACCGCTAAAAAGTTTCGACAAATTACGCGGGGGCGTTAACTGGTTACTGGAGAAGCTCGGGGTAATCAATAAAGAGTCGAGCGACCTTGACCAGAAAGCCGCAAAAGCCAATGCCGCAACGGGATCGGGTAAAGAGTCCACTATCAGACCAACGCCGTTATTTGGCGATTCTCAGTGGTATCACCCGGTGCCGGTTCCTGCCGGGAAGACCTACGTAGACCAGAGCAAGCCAGAATATAACATCACCCTACATGGTGGCATCGCACCGGGTACAGATCTTGACCGGCAGCTCCGCGAAGCCGTCGAAAGACTCGACCAGCAAAACCGTGCGCGTCAGCGCTCAAGTATGCGTCACGATGGATGAGGGCTAAAGCATGTTAATGGTTTTAGGTTTATTTGTGTTTGAGCGCCGCACGCTGCCGCATCAGTCAATGCAGTATTCGAAAGAGTACCGCTGGGCGTCAAATGACCGCATCGGCAAACCCCCGGCCTACCAGTTTCTCGGGGAGGGTGAAACCTCGCGCACGCTTTCGGGCGTGCTGTACCCGGAAATCACCGGCGGCCGTCTGTCACTGACCGCCATCGAGCTGATGGCAGACGAGGGCAGAGCGTGGCCGCTGATTGACGGAACGGGCATGATCCACGGTATGTATGTCATCGATAAGGTGAGCCATACGCACACCGAATTATTCAGCGACGGCGCGGCCAGAAAAATCGAGTTTAGCCTGTCGCTGAAACGCGTCGATGAGTCGCTCGCGGCGATTTACGGCGACCTGAAAACGCAGGCCGACAATCTGGTTACGTCTTCCGGTGACTGGCTGGGAGGGCTGGCAGGATGATTACGGGTATGAATATTCAGGCCGGTGCAAAGATTGCCCCGGCGTTTATGCTCAAGCTGGATAACGAGGATATTACGCAGGATTTTAGTAACCGCCTTATCAGCCTGACCATGACCGATAATAGAGGATTCGAGGCCGACCAGCTCGATATCGAGCTCGATGATATCGACGGGCAAATCGCATTGCCCCCGCGCGGCGCAACGTTAACGCTGTGGCTGGGCTGGCAGGATAGCGCCCTGATAAAAAAAGGCACTTTTACGGTCGATGAAATCGAGCACCGGGGCGCGCCCGATACGCTGACCATCCGGGGGCGTAGTGCGGATTTTCGTGGGACGCTGAA